ACTAACTTCTTTAATGCCTTCCACGCTATATCCTTTGCCATCCGATATGTAGGCGCACAATAAAAATATGTCTCCCCTGGCCTCTCAATCGCTCCCCTTAATAACTCAATACAACTTAAATAACTCTTCCCAAATCTTCTCCCCGCTACTAATAACCTAAACCTCTTCTCACTATTAAAAACTTCCCCTTGCGCCCAACGCAAACTGATCTCTGGTTTCGTTTTTACACTCATACCATTAACAATAACCCCTTTTTTATACTCCCTCCCCCCTTTTTCTTTTCCAAATGTTACTTATAGCGTTATCATCCTATTAAGATCGTTGCTTTACTTCCTGTGAAACCAGGCGGCCCTCCTAACCCTAAAGATGTCGTGCTTAAACGTAGACAGCGTTTATATCGTAAACAAACTGATGGACTCCCTGCTAGAGCTTTAGTCCTTGAACATGCCTCTACTGAAGGTATTGGTGTTAGTACTGCTTGGGATGATTGGAATCAAGTTAAACAATGGAATGATGAAGATTGGCAGTCTGATCGTGAAAATATGATCGCTCGTATTCAAGCTATGAGATTAAGAGCTGTTAATAAAGCTATGCGTAAAGGACAATTCCAAACTGTTCAAACTCTCCTCGCTGATCTTGGGAAGGTCGTTGGTGAATCAGTTGAAACTATTAATATCCAAGCTCCTGAACTCTCCATTAAAGTAGAACCTAAAAACTAAACTATTAGTTCACAACTTAAAAAGCAATATGTATTCAGGTTCCCCCAACTAGGTACAAAAAAAATGTATTTTGCAACCCTTCCCCTCTACCAAAAAGCAGAGGGGATCAGGTCAGAAAATTTCAACTAGATTTTAGCTTGCTTTCGTGCCTACATTTTGCGCAAAGATTTCAACTTCTGAGATAGTCCAAATCTTTAAACCTTTTCTGCTTGGCAGAAGATAACCTCCTTCTGCTTCTCTAATTTCTCCAAATCTACTGAGTAGAACTGCCTTAGCGTGGTTAGATAATTTGCTCATTGGTTTGTTTGTTGTTTGATATCTCAATTATAGCCTGACTTATTCAGCAAAAGAATCTAAACTATTAGCATAGTAACATTTCTTAAACTAGTAGCATAGTAGAAAATAATAACCTACAATACAAATAAGTTTACAAGTTGGACTAATTTTTAAATTTTGCTTTGACTTCCTAGCGTAAAACCTAGCAACCAAAAGCCAATAAGAAAAAAGTTCTTTCCTGAGCTACTCCAACAGGTAAACCAAAAAACCACACTCAACCAAAACCAAACCAAATGGATTTAAAAGAGTCTCAACAAAATGCTTACCTGCAAGTTTTGCAAGAAGCGAACACCAAAAAAGCATTAGAAAATTTAGAAAGAATCACATATCAACTATTTGAAGATTCAGAAAAGTTTTTAAAAGATAGGAGATTTTAAGAAATGAAAATCTACTTTTTTCTTCTTTTGATTTTCTCAAGTTTCGGACTAATTGGAATTAACCAAGTAGTAGAAACCGCAGAAGCAAGACTCCAAATACAAGAACAAAAACTTTGTTCCATGTATCCATCTAAAACTTTCACTTTTTGCTAAACCACAAATGACAACAATTTCAGAACGGAATACAAAAGCAGAAATTATTGCAGAAGCTATTCCATTAATAGAAGATCAAGCAGAGCAAATACAAGACCTTAGAGAAAAGCTAAAGTCTTTAGCAGTTGTTTTAATCTTGACTTTTACTATTACCACAATTTTTTAAATTGTAGAAAGTAGAGGAGCTTAAAAACTTCTCTACTTTTTTTTATTCTCCAAACAACAACAAAACAAAATGACTACAAGCTACAAAAAAAAATCTTTTGTTAGTCCTGATTTAAAACTAGCAAATGAATTAATCAACCTTTTAGAAAAGGGAGTTAATCCCTGGTCTAGGCCATGGGATAAGAATAAAAATTTTATAGGGTTTTTAAATCCCGTTACCGGTAATTGTTACAGCGGTTTAAATGTTGCAATTTTGGAAATGTATTCAATGAGTAGAAATTATGAATATGATTTATTTTTAGGAGCAGGCCAAGGAAAAAAAGAAGGGTTAAAGATCAAGAAGGGTTCCAAATGTGTTTATATTGTTAGGCCACAGTTAAACAGTAGGAAAGAGAATGAAGGAAAGAAAGACGAAAAGATTTACTCATGGACATCATACAAACATAATGCCATTTTTAATATTGCTGAATTTGAGGACTGCGAAAAGAAAAGCGAATTAATCAAAAAGAATATAGGCGAGAAGATAGAAAGAAAAGAACCTGAAAAAATAGAAGAGATAGAAAAATTGATCAAGTCATATCATAAAAGAGAAAAGATAGAGACTGAATTCATTGGGGAAAGATGTTTTTATAGTTCTAAATCGGATAAGATCACAATGGCAGAAAGAAAAAAATTTAAAAGTTCTATTGGTCTATATTCCACTTGGTTGCATGAGATTGTGCATAGTACAGGAAACGAAAAAAGATTAAATAGAAAACTTGGTAATAGTTTTGGATCTAAGGATTATGCCTTAGAGGAATTAGTTGCAGAGACTGGAAGTTTTTTATTGACTCGTAGACTAGGAATAGGGAATGATATTGAAAACCATAAAAATTATCTTGGCTCATGGATAGAGTGCTTAAGAGAAGATCCAAAGATATTAATCAAGATATTAGGTAAAGCGAGTAAAGCAGCCAATTATATAATGGAAGAATAAAGAAGAATAAAAAAGGGTCTTATTATTAGACCCTTTATAAACCACACTAAAACCAATTTTAAACAATGGAAAACTTATTAAAAATCAGTACAGGCAATAACAAGCTTAGTACTAGAAACATTTTGGACTTGCCTGCGGGCCTCAGTTGTCCTGGTGCTTTGCAGTGTAAGGCCTGGGTTGATCGTATAGAGGGGAAGAATAAAATAGTTGATGGTGATGAGATGCTTTTTAGGTGTTATGCAGCAAGTCAGGAAGTAAGGTTGAACACTGTTTATGAAGCTAGACGATACAATTTTAATTTAATAAAAAAGGCATTAAAAGAAGGCAATGCAGTTGAATTAATAGATAAAAGCTTGAATCAGAATTTAAGGTTGACGAGGTTCCATAGTAGTGGAGATTTTTTTAGTTTAGATTATTTAAAAGCTTGTATTAGGGTAGCAGAAATTAATCCTAAGAATGACTACTATTTTTATAGTAAGAGTCTAAATTTCTTTTTAGATGTTGGATTACCTGAGAATATGTTTTTAACTGCTTCTTATGGTGGTAGATTTGATGAATTAATTCATAAAGGATATTTTAATCGAGTTGCTTATGTAGTTAATACAGAAGAGGAAGCCAAGTCAAAAGGGTTAGAGATTGACCATGATGATACTCACTGCTTTAAAGATAAAGATTTTGGTCTATTAGTACATGGAACACAAAAAGCAGGAAGTGAAGCAGGTAAAGCGATAGCAGAAAGAAGACGTAAAGGAGAATTTACAGGATATACAAAGAAGGTTTGAAAGCCTTCTTTTTTTTTGCTTGCTTTTTTATCCTTTTACTTGTAAACTATTAGTATAAGGATCAATCAAAAGATTCTTATAAACAACACCTAAACCAAAGGAGCTTTTAAAAATGTCAAATTATTTTTCTGAGAGTTACAAAGAAAACCGACTAGAAAGCATTAAGGATGAAGTTTTTAGAAAGTACCCCGAACTTGAGGAAGATTCTACAGAGTATTACCAAAAACTAGAGGAAGAAATCGACTCATGGGAATATGAAAATAATAACCCTGCTTTAACCGCATATGAAAGAAATAGATAAGAAAATGGCAACAATAAAAGAATTCCTACGGGATAAAAACGAGCGTAAAGGCATTATTAATGATGCTTTTATGAAAGATGAAATCAGTAAGGATCAATACATTCAAGAAATGAATTTAATTGATCTACAACTAAAAACCCTAAGAATCCTAGAAGAATCTAAGGATTTTAATTCTAGATTATCTCAAACAACACAAAACCAACAACAACATGAACAACGCTCAAGCATTACAAGCTAATCAGGATGAAATCATTCAAGCTATTAGGGAAAAACAAAATGAGGGTTTAAACCCTTCAGAAATAGTCAAAAGTTTATCAGAAACTTTAATTAATCCCATTACTAACAAACCTTATAGTAAAAGAAGCCTTCAAAGATACCTAAAAAGATTCTTTGAAGATGGAGTATTTAAAGCAGCATGCACAAAAATTTCCGAGTTAAAAGAACAACTTTCTATTTTAAGCTTAGAAATTTTGCATGAAGACCTAACAGAAAGTTCTTTAAATGATGATGAAGACAAGACAGTTGAATTAATTGAAAAGATAGCAAAAATTTTGCCAGCTATCAAAACCTATTAAACTAATACACTGTCGCACGACAATGCGACAGTATTTTTTTCTCACACTTAAATCAATGACTAAATTAAGAGCTTATTATCAATGGCTGGATGAATGTCCAGTTGAATTCGATTTTCAAATGGATTTTATGAATAAAGATGATGAAAACTGTACGGATGAAATGATTATCTTCAGAAAAATTCCTAATACAGAAAAACCTCATAAGGACTCAAAAAATGCTCAACTATGACCCTAAATACTGCCCATTTTGTAACTCGACTCATATGAGTTATCAAGATCCAGAAGTGCAGGAACAAGCAAACGCAATTCATTTGCCTATTGAATGCAATAAATG